CACCTACAAACAAGAAAGACTTAAAATCGCAATGGAAAAAAACTTGAGAAGTGAGCTAGAAAGGTTCATTAATGAGAGATCTCAAAATGCCTTAGCAGAAATAATAGAAGACGCTAGTGAGGATGAATTTGAGGATCTTGACGAAGATGAACTAGCAGTTAACAGTGTTGAGGAGCTAGAAATAGAAAATGACAACACTGACAGTAGTGAAATATCAATTGACAACAGTGACAATGCATTGAGTCAGGACGTTAAGATGGAAATTGACAAAATAGTATCTGCAGATACTGAAGTGCCAAATGAGTTTGAGAATTATCCTGCAGTAGAAAATATACTGAGGGATGATTACTTAACAGCAATATCAAACACTAAAAAGATTATTGGCAAACGCAGCGGAACGCTGTTAGTAACCAACAACAATGAGTTTTTAACCATGTTCAATACTGTTTGGAAAGATCAATGCTCAAGAGCTAGGATCAAATTTACCAAGCACTGTTCAGAGGAAGCCCATTCGAATTTAGTGCATTACGTGAAACAATATTTGCCAAATTGTTTTGTTGAGGAAAGAGTTGGGAGGGTTATATCGGAGGCATCTAAGCGTTATAAAGAAATAAAAGAGAAAGAGTTCACCACATGTGCAAACCTTAGCCCAGACTTGATTCTAATATACAAGAGCAATGCTCAGAGGCTAAATTTTGTGGCAATAGAAGTAAAAGGTAGCGGTGAGTATACAGAGGAGATCAGAATGGGAACTAAATACTACCCAATTAAAAATTCTTGCAACAGTGCAGGGATAGATTATAAATACATACCACTACATCACAACAATATATCCCAGTGGATGCATCTACTGAGAGACATCAGCGTGAATTGTAGGGCACCAGACTTAGCAAATGAGTGTCTAGTTAATTTCCACATGTATAAAGAGATGGCATTTGTGATGAAGCAACACTACCCTGAAGTTAGATTAGACAACATGAGATCTAAGGAAGGAGCTGATAAGATAGAATTCCCTGAAATTGAGTCTTACAATATAGGCAGAATAAGGGGTTACAATTGTGAGTGGGGAAAGAACTGGAAGCCAAGGGTTGCAACATTTCAGGATGTTGTTGAAGAAATGAAAATTGCACTAGAGGAAATGGAAGACCCATTCATAGCTACTACTAAAGAAGAAATTTCAAAGGGCTTTGAGACTGTAAACATAAAAAATGATTCATGCGATGAATTACCAATAGTAAAAGCTAAGCCGTTTTGTATGTTCCAAATACCTTTGATAAGGAATGACAAAGGGGTTAAAAGGCTGCCAATGATACAGTTCTTCAAGGGGCTGAAAGATGTCAGTGGACTAAGTGAAGAGGCTTTAAGCTGGTCTAACTTTATCAATCAGGAAAGGATTGACCCTGTAACTGGGAATAAGGAGCCTGCTATGAAGAATCGAAGAAATAATATAAGAGTGAATGCCAACAAGGCTGCCAAAACATGCAAGACGCTAAGAGATTTATATGAATTGTCAAAAACCAAAAGGCAAAGCAAGCCATTAAGAACTATACGAAGTAGCTACTTTCCATTAATACGGCAAGAGATGGAAGAAATTAGAAAAGAGTTGGAAGGGTTGACAAATTCGCCAATAAAACTAGACAGGTATAGGGAAACTGTAAACCAATGGTACATGAATGATGAGGATGACATAAGAGAGGTTGGTGATGAGATTGTCGATATTCTCTTATGTAGCAGAAGTGCAAGGTTATTAAAAACTGCTAGTGACATCAGTTCTAGTATACTGCTAAATCTTAATAACGGAGGGAAAAACTTCTGTATTTATGACGGTGGTTCAACAGATCAGATGGTAGTTGTCTTCCCTCATGGGTTGACCAACAATGCAAACACGAGTGTCAAGTTCATAACTATCTGTCGAAAGCCAAATAGGAGATGCTTTGAAAGGGTAGTGTCAACATTCTTTGTGGGAGACGATGAATTTGAAGTTAGCAATATCATGTCTCTTGAAAGACAGAGATTAGTCATGTACAGGAATGCTTTCAATGGAGTGATGCATTATGCCATCAGCCAAGGGATAAACCTTAATGCTGACAAAGAAAGGAGGATAATGTATGCCTTAAGGTGTCAAAGCTTAGGCACATTATGTGCTTTATGCCCCAATCAAGACGTGTCGTTAATCACTGACTTATTCAAATATATGTTAAATGCTGGGCTATCAGAGTTTAGTAGAGTCAGGTCATTGATAGAGGATAAGGCCTCAATCAAAATTAAAAACAAGTTCTCATCTTATTTAATAAATGAGACTGAAAATTGGATGCTGAAGCTAATAGAATGTCGCGACAATGCATCTGGGGTTGACTTGGTAATCATAGAAGGAGAAATAGACAATACTGCTTTAGGAATTAAAGGGTTATGGCCAAGCTTAGTGGATAAGGAAATGCTACAAGAGGATTTCAAAATATTGATCCAAGAAATAAATGGGTTAAATATTCTCAGGGGCAAGGGTTTATACGGGGATCAGCAGATGTCTGCTGAGTACATAGAGATAAGAGACACTGATAGGAAGTATGATGAAGATTTAGCCGTTTTAGGTATAAATAAGATGAATGACGCCACTTTCAAGGACTTGGTCAATCCTAGACTTGGTCAGCTAGGGAGGACATACATTGAACTAGGGACACAGATGTATTACAGTTACTCAATAAACAAAGAAAGAGACATAGAGGAAACACTAACAAAGAAAGGCCTGAATAAAACCATATTGAGCATTAGCTCTTTAAATGGAACTGTAATTGAAAATAATGGAAACCCAAAATCATCAAATTCTATAACTGATGCATTAGACATAATAAAGTCTAAAAAACAGAAAGGTCAAACCTGCACAATATTGAATTTATTACCCGAATCTTGTTCAGCTAGAAACGTGATAAAGTTATCTAAGAAGTTGCAAAGAGGTGGTGTTAGGGGGATCACTTCAGTAACATTTGGAATTAAATTATTGTATAGAGTAATAGAGATGATTGAACAATCTACTGGTGATATGACTGATAGCAATATTATTACAGGCAGTAGGCACAAACTAGAAACAATAAGAAGTAAATGGGAATCTGTGAGCAAATCAATAACTAGTAATGACATCAAAATGAAGACTAACCTCTGGCATGCATCTGAGGACAATCAAAAATGGTCAAATTCGATGGAGAGTACAGCATTGTTATACATGGCTAAGCACAGCCCAGTATATAGAAAAGATGCAAACGCGTTGAGGATTGCTGAATGTGCAATAAGTAAGAATTACAACAGAAAATTGATAATTTCTCACAAAATAGGTGACCCACCTGCAGATGCTAGCCAAGCATGGAAAGATGTATTTAACTGTCAGAAACAGGGAGAATGCTTGACTGTTAACACCGGCTGGCCTCAAGGAATGTTTAACAATTGGTCAACTAATCTTAAAACAGTAGCAAACAACATGGCAAATGAAATAGCAAGGGAGATTATCAGAAAGGATATAAGTGTACAGGGGGTTGAGCATTCTGATGACAGCTGGTATTGTACAAGGATGACAAGAGAAGAGATTAAAACTTATATTAAAATTAGAAAGCTAGTTTGGCTTGCATTTGGGATGAAGCCTTCTACTAAGAAGTGCTCTATTGGAAACCTGCAAGGCGAAGTGATTAGCAATCACATAATAAATGGTGAGCTTGCAAACCCTTATATTAAAGATGTCATTGGGCTATCAAACGCATTCTCATGTAAAGGGCCATGCGATGACTATATTGATGGGCTGAGTAGACTAGTAAACTTGTTCAAAAATGGTGCTAATATTGAAGAATTGATACAACATAAACGGCTAATGTTTTTTAAGATAAGTGATATGTATAGCTGTAGAAAAGGTCAAGCCAACAACCCAACAGATTACATAAAAGAAGTTTATGATGTAAATATACCTCAGCACCTTATACCATTGACACTATTTGGAGTCCCTGGGCTAACCATTAGAGAGCTTATAGCATGTGGTCCTTCATGTGGTGACCTAGTAAAGATTAGGTACGTACTAAATACTGTTGAAGGCAACGAAAATGCAGAAAATAAATTAAAGAATGAGATACTTACGAAGATGTGGCTTTTTTGCACTAATATAGCTAGTGTTGGGAATGACTACTTGTCGGTGACATCTAGGGTTTCAGGAAGCCTAAAATACAATATCACTATAAACAGTAAGGATGGCAGTATAAAGAGATTCCAAGAAAGGCTCAGTGATGTAGAGTCAGGGAAGTCTTTTCCATTATTTCTACCAAACAAGAGCAACATTAGAATGTTGGAATACTTGAAAGACCAATCATTAAAAGAATCATACAAGGCGGCGCTAGGTAACACTTCTGAAGACATATCAAGCAGGAGGCGGCTAGCAATGATGGTTACTTCAAAGTCATTAAGGTACACTCTGACTGATAAAAATAAGAATTTAAATGAAAAGATTGAAGAAGCAACAGACAAACAACAACTGATCAAAAATAAGGTAAGAGATGATGTTTATTATTTTAAGACAATATTAGTGCAGGTAATAAATGGCGAATGGAAGAAAGGTCAAGAGCATTTAATAAAATATAAAAATATTTCAGACCTGACTGCACTAATAAATGAATTTAAAGTTTATAATAGCCTGGTGGATATTGTAGGCAGCTACACAATCACCGGTTTTTTGGATGTTAAACGGCCTGCAAGAGGTGTAAATAGAATAGACAAATTAACAGTTGCAATAGCTGACGCAGGAACAGTGGTGAAAGCACTGACCAGCATTTTTAACCCAGAACTGTGCCTCGAAGAGTTTGGCACATTATCAGGTGAAGAGGTTGTTGTTAAAAATTATATAGAAGATAGATTTGGAGATTTGATACAAAAAACTGAAAACAATATAATGGCAGCAAATAGGATAGCTAAGATAATTAAAGATGAGGGTATGAAGAGCACCCCTTACATACAGCCATATATAAAAACTAGGAGCTTCGTCGGATTTATTAAGGGCATGTTTAAATATAGTACATATGCAAATAAGACTTGCAATGTAATATCAAATGCAAGGTACGAAGCAAGGAATAACCTAATTACCATAAGCAATGACATAATAGCACTGACACAGTGTAAGATAATGTGCAAACTGAACAGATGGGAGATGTTGTATGATCTTAATGCAGTTCCTACTGTTGAGGAGTTGACCAATATGGCAATAAAATCTGACAACAGGAGCAAAGGTGTTCTAGCTGTATTCGAGAAGCTGTTTCATGATAGCAGTTTTATATTTAGAGAGATATATAAGGACAATGATCTTATAAGTCACACCTTTTTAGGCTCTAAGAGAGTTATGAAGGAAGGTAAATATTATGGAAGGATGAGCATGAAGATGCAGCGTAATAATGAAGTGTGTATTGTAACTAGGATAGATGGAGAAGGAGACGAAAAGAGCGGTCTAGTTAGCATCGAAAGCAATACTAGGGTCGTAAGAGATATAATTAAATTTTTGAAGTATTATGTTCAATACACTTATAATGAAACTCCACTAAAACATAAAATGCTGTTAAATCACAGAGGCTTTAAAAGGATAAATAATTTTAAAATAAACTCGAACTGTTTTTACATAAAAGAGTGGGAAGTTGATAACTTCACCATAATTAAGAATCCACCAAGCACTGAAATGTCATGCATAGAGGTCAACTACAACCCAAAGATGTACGTTGAAAGAAGTGAAGCAAGAGCTGACTTAAGAGAATGGAAGATTGATATGGACTCACTGAGGATTGTCCCGCCTAGGGGGAATGACAAAGCTTTACCCAGGTTAGACAATAGCGTTGATTACAATAAGATGGAAATTGTAGTAGCTTATGAAACTGGCGTGCTTAAGTTCAGCAGCCCAAATGATGTGAAGGCATTAATAGAAAATACACCAGAGGATTTGAGTAGTCGTAAATATGGTGATGTCGTCAATCTAATAACGATAAACAAAAGGAGAGCAGTCAAGGAGAAAGTGATCAAGATGTTTAAAAGTAGCGTAAGTGACAATAACAGCATGTTTGAGATAGGAGGGAATACGTTTAAGCAAGGCTTCAAGAGCAAATGGACTTCTAATTATCATTCGTACAAGGACCTGTTAGTAGAAATATGCAGTGGGAGAAATGGTAGAGTTATAAATTTTGACAATTTCTGCCAAGGGTTCATATCTAAGAAGTCGGTAATGAATTCAAAAGACTTTAACAATGAAGAACATTGGGAAAAGATTTCGCGAAACCAACTTGGCTTTGAAATATTGTCTGCCATCTTCCTGGGGAAGTTTGTTAGTTCAATATACCGGCCGATAAAAACAGAGGAAGGTTTCAGTGTTTTGAAGGCAGATCCAACTAAAGACAGTAAAATACTGTTGAATAGGTTTGCAGCAAGCAGTATTGAATACAAGGCAGGTGAGTGCAGGGAAAGCACGCAGAAAGAGGTGTTTGAAATAGGAGAGATGTTTGAAAATGTAACTGGTAAAGATGTATTCGACTGTGAAGGTATAGAAGAAGTTGAACTGGTTGATAGCTTCGAGGCAGAGACCAGTATTATTAATAGTGAAGATGATTATGGCGAGTACTTCGACTGGAACGATGAATGAGTCATTAGTTTCGTATTTTGTGAACTTAATATTTGTAT